CATTGAAAGGCGCTATTAATGCGCTGATAAAACCACAAAAAGATGCTGAAAAACAAATGCGCCGCATGGGTATTATTTATGGTGCAGCTAACATTAAATCAAAAGGGTTGAAAGCTACTCTTTTATCACTTGCAGCAGCACAAAAGAAATTTGGACTTGATGCAATTGCAAAAGCAATACCGAACATACGAGCATTGACAGCTGTAACAGCATTGACAGAAACACAGCTTGCATTAATGGATGAAACCGTTAAGAAGATTAACTCTGACATGAAAACAGGGGATGGTCTGATGCGTGCTTTTGCAGACCAAAATAGCAGCATGTCACAAAAGTTTGTACGGGCAAAAGGGCAAATGACAGTTGCCTTTAAACGCTTTGTTGTGCTGTTCGCCCCCATGATAAATAAAATGATTGATTGGGTTGCACTGTTGGCTGAAAAGTTTGCCAATTTGTCAAAACCTACAAAATATGTAATTGCATCATTGCTTATATTGGCTGCTGTAATACCCCCGCTGCTTATCGCTTTCGGAGCATTGGCGTTCTCACTATCAGCTATCATTGCCGCTGGCCCCGCCCTTGCTGTAATCGGTGGTGTGTTTGCGCTTGTAGCTGCGCCCGTGTGGGCTACCGCTGCTGCGTTAGGTGCTGTAGCATTTGCGATAGCTCAGATTGTTACAAATTGGGAAGCATTAACGGCAAAAGGATTTTTGAAAGACCTTGCGGGGTGGGCAACGGGCGCAGATCCCGAAGCCGGACTGCAAAGCAACAGCGGGCAGGTTGAAAGCGCAGCAGTCCTTAAATCAATGTCACGCGTACGAGATAAGAAGCTTGAGGTGTCAGGCGGGATACAGGTTTCAGCGGCAGAAGGTTCAAAGGTTGAAAGTTCAAGTATTGGGCTTAACACTGGACACCAATTGTCAGGTGCAGGAGCAGGATTTTAATGAGTAGATTAACTGGACTATTACCGGCATCGTGGAGAGGAATTTCATTCCTTATTAAGAATGAAGCCCTGACAGAAGGTGGGCGGCGCATTGTGCTCCATGATTATCCGAACAGTAATACCCGGTTCGTTGAAGACCAAGGCGAGTTGCCGCCAAAGTTTAGCATCACGGCGTTTGTAACCGGTGCGGACTTCATCGACAGGGCCGCACAACTAGAGCGTGCGCTTAGAGAAAGGGGCAAAGGCAGTCTTTCCATGCCCACCTTTGGCAAGCGAATACTGTTTGCAATGCCTTACAAAAAGGATGCTTCACAAACGGCAGTTGGTGAGATTCGTTTTGAACTTTCATTTGCGGCAGGAACCGCTAAGTCCGGCCCGATTGTTTTCTTGCCAAACTCAACAACGGTATATGCGAACGGCGATGATGCACGGCAGGCAATCAATACGGCGGTTGATGACTTATGGCAAGTGCCGTCAAACTCACCGAACGTATTGTCTGCTGAATTTGACCTTAAAGAAATGACAGCGGCGGTGCAAAATATTACATCTGCCGTTAATAATTCAGGCGATATAGATGCGCTGGTTGACCTTATAGACCAAAACACACCGTCAATTGTGCGTGACAGCGGCGACATGGCAAGCGCAATCATTGACTTGTGGCAGTCCGTAAGTGTCGGGCTTACCGGCGGTACGGGCTTATCTGAGTTGCTTGAATTGACAAGTTTCGGCTCACAGTTGAGCTTGAGTCTGTCAGATATTAAGAATGCCACCACACCGGATACCGCTGATTCAGATAGCGATGAAATACCGCTATGGGCAGCAACCACGGCAAACCGTATTAAGCGCAATCGGAACAGGCTTTCAAATGTCAATGCTTGCAGGGTTGCGGCTCTTGTATCCTCATACGAACAGGCAGCAGATGCAACGTATGGCACAGATAGCGAGATTGAGGAAACACGGTTAAATCTTGAGGTGGCGCACCAGCGATTAATGCGGGTTGACACATCTGACAAGACCCTGATTCAATCACAGCCTGGAGTGCGGGCTTCCGTTGAGCTTATCCGGCTGACCGCCCTGAAAGTGCTTGACCAAAAGGAACAGTCAGCATTTAGCCTTACAACCATATGCAACCCTGTTGAGGTAAGTTCATTTGTTCAAGGCTACAAATTATATGCTGAATCTATTACCACGGCAGAAGATGCAACCACAAAGGGGCTTGAAATTAGGGCATTAAATCCAACGCAACCAGCCGACAAGCTGATTGGCGAAACAACGGTATTGCAAGCATGAGCTTTGAAGTAAGAATAAACGGTAAACCTTTCGTTCTTTGGGAAACTGCAATGGCGCAGCGTTCTATTGATACGAATTGTGGCGTGTTCCGGTTTACCAACTCAGGCTCTTCCCCTATTCAAGATTTTCCTATGAAGGTGGGCGATTTTATTGAGATCCTTATTGATACCATACGCAAGATTGTCGGTTTCATAGATGAAATGAACGACACGCAGGATAAGAACACGCACACAATTATAATGTCAGGGCGTGACAACATTCAGGACTTGATTGATTCAAGCGTGCCGGACAGTGCAAAGGTAACGGAAGGCGAACAGACATTAAAACAGTTGTGCGAACGTGTAATTGCATCCCTGCCCAAACCGCCAGCAATAAAGGTAATTGAAAATGTGCTTGGTTTAGCACCGTTTACTGAAGATGATATTGAGGCGGCGGGGAGTGCAACATCGTGCATGGAATACCTTGTCAGCTTCGCACGCAAGCGACAAGTGTATTTAGTGCCAGACGGTAATAGTAATCTTGTTATTTATAGGCCAAACAAAGCAAACAAGGCATCTGGTGTGCTGCTTAACAAGGTAGGCGGGACGACCAACAACGTTTTGAATTACTCGGTAACCCGTTCACAGCAGAATAGGTTCAGGAAAATACTTTGCCGGTCGCAGGACAATTTCGGCTCTGACCCTTTTGCTGATTCAGATGGCGAAGGCACAGACAGAAATTCAAGCGCACCCGATGGGCAGATACGAGCAACCCGCTATCTTGAAATACAAGCCGAAGAAACAATGACAAAGGATGAATGCGGAGAACGCGCCAAAGAGGAAGTAAACATAAGGCGGGCTATGGGTGAGCCTTATACCGTAACAGTGGCAGGACACGCACAACCAGACGGTACAGTGTGGGATTTTGGGCAGTTTGTGCCGGTTGACGATGAACTTGCAGGCGTTAAGGGTGAACGGTTAATTAAATCCGTTGAATGGTCAGAGGACACAAGGCAGGGCAGCAGAACACGCATGGTGTGCGTTCAGTCTGATGCGTATCAAGTTGTAGCAGAGCCGACAGCGGCAACCAAGCGCACGTCACCGTCAAACACAGAGCGAGAAAATGCCGAACCGATAACGCAAACGCAGGCGGTTAGAATTTACCGTGATGCACTGAAAACGATACCATGATTAATTTAATACACGGCGATTGTTTAATTGAAATGCAGAACATACTAGATGGTTCGGTTGACCTCATATTGACAGACCCGCCTTATGGAACAACCGCTTGCAAGTGGGATTCTGTAATACCGCTTGAGCCGATGTGGGAGCAGCTGAAACGGATTATTAAACCCAATGGGGCTATTGTGTTGTTCGGTTCAGAACCTTTTTCAAGTGCGCTTAGAATGAGCAATATTAAGAACTATAAGTATGATTGGATTTGGAAAAAAAACATGCCTTCTGGTATTATGCTAACAAAAACCCAACCCATGAGAATATACGAAAACATTCACGTTTTTTATAGCAAGGTAGGTGTTTTCAACAGGCAACTGACTGAAACAATAATAAAAGATAGAAAAATAGTAGAAGGTAGAAAAAACGGGTCAACTAGCGAACATACTAGCTCACATCACAGACTTAGGAAAATGAAACAAGTTCAAAAAACGATGGTGTCTCCAAGAAACATCTTGGAGGAGAAGTGTGTTCCCAATAGCGGCGGGAGGAAAGTCCACCCCACCCAGAAACCCGTTGCGCTTATGGAGTACTTAATCAAGACATACACCAACGAAGGTGAAACGGTTTTGGATTTCACAATGGGTTCCGGCACAACCGGCGTGGCATGTAAACGAACAAACCGCAAATTTATAGGCATTGAGAAAGATGACAAGTATTTCGAGATAGCAAAAAATAGGATTGAAACTCATTCTGTGCAACCTGAATTAATGGCAAGTTAATGAATGTAATTAGGCTCATAAAAAACCTGTTCAAAATAGCCAAACTTTTATCGGTTGATGATTCTGGTGATTATCAATTTATGACCGTTACAACGCTTGGCAAGACGCAAAAGGTTCTATCATTCAAGCCATACGGTTTGATGAGCAGCCCGCCTGCCGGTTCAATGATCGGGCTATGGTCACAGCAGGGGCAAGAATCAAACGGTATCGGCATTGCAGACGACCCAAAGAACCGGATATTTACAGACATGGCAGAGGGCGAAGTGGCGCTGGGTAATTATATAACTGCTTCCTCTATAATTTTTGACGAA